TTGTGAATATAATAAAGAAAAGTACAGAATTATATGGAGACAACGATGGAATATTTATGACAATGAACCAATAGAAGAAATTTCAAAAGCAGTATCTCTTGTAAGAAGATTATGTAACAGTGATCCATCTAGATTCAAAATACTTGATGATGAATTTAATAAGTTTGATAGAATTATAATTTTTTATAACTTCGATTACGAATTGGAGCTGTTACAAAAGTATCTTCAAAATAGAAATATTAAATTTTCAGAATGGAATGGACATAAGCATGAAGCTATACGAACTGGAAATCGTTGGGCTTATTTAGTCCAATATGTATCTGGTGGAGAAGCTTGGAATTGTGTTACTACAAATCACATTGTATTCTTTTCTCAGACTTATTCATATAGACAAATGGAACAAGCATGTGGACGAATTGATAGAATGAATACAACATACACAGATTTGTATTTTACACATTTAAGATGTCAATCTCCTATTGATAGAGGTATTTTTATGGCTCTAAATAGAAAAGAAGACTTCAATGAACGTGCTTTTTGTTCAAAATAGCCCTTACGTGAAAATATTTGTGCATTATAGAAGGATAAAATCAGGTAGTGGAAATACTGCCTGTTTTATTCTTTTCTTTTTCGGAGGTTTTTATGCCAACAAACGAAAATGTATATCAATCTAGGATAAAGAGAAAATTAAAACTAACTTTTCCTGGTTGTACTGTATTAAAAAATGACACTGATCATTTTCAGGGTATTCCAGATTTGTTAATTTTATATGGCAAAAAATGGGCAGCTCTTGAGATTAAGAGATCTCAAAATGCCAAACATCAGCCCAATCAAGATTATTATATAGAGAAGTTTAATCAAAATGCTTTTGCTTCGTTTATTTATCCAGAGAATGAAGAGAAAGTATTTAATGATTTAAAAGAATACTTTGATTCTGAGGTGTAATCAAAATGGAATGGAACAGACATGATAGTTATGAGGGTACTCATGCTTTCCTAAGTGCTAGTCAGCATTCCTGGCTATCATACAACGATGAAAAATTAAAATCAGTTTTTAAATCCCAGTTTGCTAAACAAAGAGGAACAGAACTTCACGAGCTTGCTCATGATCTTATCAGATTTAAACAAAAATTACCTAGACAACATATAACTTTTAACATGTTTGTCAACGATGCAATTGGATTCAAAATGGATTCGGAAATATTACTATTTTATTCTCCGAATTGTTATGGAACTGCAGATGCTATATTGTATGACAAAAAGAAGAGAATTCTTAGAATACATGATTTAAAAACAGGTACTGTTGTTCCTGGTTCTATGAAACAGTTGCAGATTTATACAGCTTTATTCTGTTTAGAGTATGGTGTTAATCCCAATGATCTAGAATTGATCGAATTACGAATATATCAAAATGATGATGTAGTAATAGAAGAAGCAGATCCTATTGAGATTTTACATATAATGGACAGAATTGTAGCATTTGATAAGATTATAGAGGAGATAAAAGATGGACTCGACATATGGTAATCAAAATGATTTATTTCATTCCGGCGTAGCCCACGACGAAAATCCCCCCGGAAGAGGTTCAGGACGATTTGGTTGGGGAACAGGAGCAAATCCGTATCAGCATATGTTTAATTTCCTCCAAGAAGCAGATTCAATGAAAAAGGCTGGAATGTCTGATGCTGATATTGCTAAAGCATTAATTGGTAAAGTCAAAATATATGAAGATAAATATCGTGATGCAACAGTTAATGATCTTAAAGCAGCAAAAGCTATTGCTGAAACTGAGTTAAGAAAGAGAGAGGTTGCAAGAGCATATGATCTTTATAATAAAACTGGTTCTTTAACAAAAACTGCTCAAGCAATGGGAAAAAGAGTTAGTAGTGTTCAGTCTTTGTTAGATCCAACAATTGCTATGAGGACTAACAAATATAGCAATACTGCTGAATTACTTAAAAATAAAATAGAAAAATCACAAGCAGGTATAATCGATATATCAAAAGGAACAGAAATAACATTAGGTTGTACGAAAAATACAAAAGATGTTGCTGTTGCCATGCTTGAAGACCAAGGTTATATGAAATCTTGGATTAAGACACCAATTCCAGGTACAGGAAAAGTTTTAACTTATACTGTTCTTGTAAAAAGACCAGAAGGAATGAGTGACAAAGAATTATATCGATATGTTCAAAATAACAAAGATAAAGTTGATCCGGTTACTGAATTTACACCAGATCAAGGACTATCTTATTTTGTTCCAGAATATCCAGCAAATCTAGATTCAAAAAGAGTCTATATAAGATACGCTGAAGATGGAGGAAAAAATAAAGATGGTGTTATTGAATTAAGAAAGAATGTTAAGGATTTGTCACTCGGTGAATCGGAATATGCTCAAGTTCGTATAATGGTTGATAATAAACATTATATGAAAGGAATGGCTATGTATTCTGATGATATACCAGATGGATATGATATTGTTTATAATTCAAATAAACATCAAGGAACACCAAAAGAGGAAGTCTTTAAGCCTTTAAAAACAAATAAAGAAACTGGAGAAATAATTAAAGAACAACCTTTTGGAGCTACCATTAAAAGAGGTGGACAATCAAAATACATTGGAGCTGATGGCAAAGAACATTTATCTCCTATAAATAAAATAACTGAAGAAGGAGATTGGGATTCTTGGTCTAAAGACTTATCTCAGCAATTCCTTTCTAAACAACCTTTGAAGCTTATAAATCAGCAACTCAAAATGACTGTTGATGGAACTAGAGTTGATTTAGAAAAAATAAAAGGATTAACTAATGCAGCACTAAGACAAGATTTATTATTTGATTTTGCTGATAAATGTGATGCAAAGGCTGCCGATCTTGCTGCTGTGGGATTTAAAAATCAAGCATTCCAAGTTCTATTACCAAGCACACATGTAAAAGAAGGAGAAATATATGCTCCGAATTATCGAGATGGTGAAACCATTGCTCTTGTTCGATATCCTCATGGTGGTATATTTGAAATACCAGTTCTTAAAAATAATACTAAAAATAAAGCAGCTCAATCTGTTTTAAGTTTAAATGCAAAAGACGCTGTGTTGATAAATTCAAAAACAGCTGAGATATTATCAGGAGCAGACTTTGATGGTGATACAGCTATTGTAATACCAATGTCATCTGACAATATCAAAATAAACTATCGAGATCCACTACCTCAGTTGAAAGACTTTGATCCAAAAGAACTCTATCAAAATAAAGACCCAAAAGTTAAAGCTATGTCCCCAACAGAATATATGAAGGATAGAACAAAGCAAACACAAATGGGCGAAGTAACGAATCTAATAACAGATATGACTGTTGCCAATGCATCAATGTCTGATATTGCAAAAGCAGTAAAACATTCTATGGTTGTTATTGATGCTCAAAAACATAAGCTCGATTATAAACAATCAGCTATGGATAATGATATTGTTAATTTGAAAAAGACATATCAGGGAGTCCATCAAAATGGAGCACCAAAAGGAGCATCTACCATTCTTTCACAAGCAGGTTCAACAGCCTATATTAATGAAAGAAGAGAAATTACTGATAAAAATAAGATGACTCCTGAAGAATCAAAATGGTTTGATGCTGGAGGCAAAGTATATCGAGAAACTGGTAGAACAAAATCAAAATCAAAAGTTTATAAAGATGGTACTGTTAAAACTTGGGATGACAAAAAGCAGGATCATATTGAAAAAATGTATACTGTTAAAGATGCCACAGAATTAGTTAGAGATAAGACAAATCAAAAAGAAATGGCCTATGCTAATTTTGCAAATGATATGAAAAAGATTGCAATGGAGGCTAGAAAAGAGGCTCGTGCTATAAAGCCTCAAAAAGTTAATATCTCGGCTAAAGAAACATATAAGCAGGAAATCAAAGATCTTGAATTCAAATTGAAACAGGCCCAGATAACAGATCCTCTTGAAAGAAAAGCCCGGACTTATTCTATGAAGGTGTCTAATGACATTATAAAGTCAAATCCGGGTGTCTATGATTCTTATGAGTCTAAACAGAGGTTAAGAGATCAGCAATTAACAAAAGCAAGGGCCCTTTTTGGCTCTAAGAAAAAGCGAATTGAAATTACTGATCGTGAATGGGAGGCTATTCAGTCTAATGCCCTATCCACCTCTAAAATTAAGGATATTATTAAGAACTCAGACATAGAAGATGTTAAGAAGCGTGCTATGCCCCGTCAAACACACGAATTAACACCCGCAGAGTTAAATCTTATTAGGTCTATGTATGCAACTGGTATGTATTCTAATGCTGATATAGCAGATAGATTACACATATCTCCCAGTACTGTTGCTAAATATGTGAAAGGAGAATAATCATGGCAGATAATAATTGTATGATTACTACCTATGATAATAGTTTTAATCCATTCACAGATTTTGTTGCTTGGTACAAAGAAGATATGAGATTAGGTCACGATACTTGTGGCTTATTAGCTAGAACTGCAGAAATTAATGCCTTTTCTTCTGATTATTTAAAAGAACAAGCAGAAGAAGAAGCAATAGACAAACTTGTTTCTACATATCCTGAAATATTTAAGAAAGTATATGCAACAGATTATAGCAAATAATTAAGTTTAATACACGAATACCTCCGTGTATAAAGAGAGCCTATTGTTAGATGATATAAAGTATTATTGTTTTTC